GTCAATTGTTCGCCGATATTGACGGGCGGTTGTATGGAAGAAAGTGCTTCTACCTATACAACCGCTACCCTAGGCGATTCCCCAACACACGGTCGTTAAACTATGTGTTGAAGATATCCTATAGAAGGGTATACCCGAACGGCGTCACTACTTGATGACGATCTACACTCACGTGGTATCACATACCCACGGTCTCGTAGATTCCCCTTATGGGGCTGTTAGCGTGTCGGACTGGGAAGTGATTCCCCCAGTAGCGCAGATATACAAAATCATCTGCCTGTTTTCTTTAACCCGATATTAACAATTATTTGCCTGTTCATCCTCCAAGAGGTGTACAGAGCACGCTTAAGAAAGTCCACACTTAAGTAAAAGAGCCTTGTCCGATCAGGATGTCACCTTGTATAATGGTGGCATTCGTAATCGTGATCGTCAGGGTCTGTCCGGCAGCAGCGACTACGCTGACTAAGCCGACGGCATTCGTGGTCGCCGCGTTCACGATATCGATCCCATTGAGTCTGGTTGCCGTTCCTCCAAAGGAAACGCCAGATACCGTGGTCCCGGTCGCATTAAATGCGACGAGACCAGAGTAGGGGTTCGTGAACGTAAGGGTCGACACAGAAGTGGTAGTACCACCATAGACTAGGGTCGCTTGAAGCGGACCCAGTTTGGTGTTACCGAAAGGGGCTGCGTTAGTGGAAACTGCAGCCGACCACTCGCCGTAAATCGCCGTTCCTACGGAGATATCTCCCAACTGTGGGGTCATAAGGAGTACATCGTACTCTATATAGAGCTCACCAATGTTGGTAGTGTCTGCTTGGCCTTGAGTGCAGACAAAGAGATTCGCCGTGTCATAGAGCTTGACATCCTGGTTAGCGGCTAGAGCGCCGGCGCGTATGTAGTAGGGAGCCTTCTTAAGAAGGTCCTCCCGAATACTATCGTGACAGCAATTCGACCAGGGAGGGGAACGTACCGATGAACGGTATGCCATAGCTTGCTGCTTAGAGGTCGGAGCAGCATCGCTTGCGTCATAATCGACGCTCAGTAGGACGGTGCCTAACGCACTCGTCGGCGCTTCGGTCTCAAAACAGATGCGAAGCTTTTCAAAGCGGTAGGACTCCCAACGGGGGGCTACAGAGGATAGCCAGGGGAGAGTCAAGCCAGGATTGATCGATAGCTGAGTCGCAGTAAAAGCGACTGAACCAGCTATGTCCTGGATGAACTCTTTGTGACGGATCATCACGTCACCGTTGAGTCTCGCTTCAAAGCGGGGCTTCGCCTGTCGGACCACATTAGCCTTAGCTACTGGTGCTTGGACAGAACGGGAAACGCTCATATCACTTTTCGTGATGGAAGCGTTTGCCGACTTGTTCTTGTTTCTAGGAGCCTTGGGAAGAGCGTTCCTTTGCTGCTTCCCGCCCTTCTTGTTGGATTGTTGGTTATTCATGTATTGGATGCCTGTGAACAAAACAGGGACTATACATTCACATGAAAACGCCGCGGCACAGGTGGGCTGTTAACCCCACCCCTACGCTAACGTTCCTACCCGTGTAGTCTCTCGGCATTTATCACGAAGGTCTCAGAAGTAAGTAATCTTCAGAACTGTTCTGATGGGTGGCTACCTAGGCCACCGCCGCCTGAACTAACAGCGGCAGTAACCAGAGATTCTGAAGGATTATTTACAACTTCATGTTGCGAATTTAGCACGGAAGTATTGAGAATTCTCAAAGGGAGACTTTCACCGTTTTGGGCAGTCTACACATGTGAACCCAATGGACAGTTTTACGACTTATCCGGGTCGGAGCACTAATCCAAAGGGCAGAGCGTGTGGACAGACGCGAAGGGGGCCTCAACCACCACAGAGTGAGAAACCACTCCTGGACTTAAGAGTGATAGATTTCAGAGCAACCATCATGTTGAAATCTCTTTTATCAACTCCTAGTCCATCGAGGAGACGGTACTCAGGTCTGTGGTAATTGTTGACAGCCGGTTCCAGATCGAGAGGGGGAGGTCTAAAAACCTTCTCTACTCTTGGACGATCTGAGAACAGTGTGTTCTGGGTAAGGGAGTATCTCCTAATCCCAGTACGTGGAAGGGTTTTCTTTGTATACCTTCCCGGATGGCGTAAGATAAAAACAGGTCTATCGAGTGACTCCTTCTGAATTTTCTCGCTGGGTGCATCATACGACCCAACGACAGATAGGACCTCGAAACCAGGTAACGGCAGTTGAGTGGTGATCGGGACCTCAGGATATTGTTTGGCCAAATTCTTGGCCACAACAAGATCAATCCTTTTAATCCTGAACTTCCACCCTTCTGGCGGTACAACACCCATTCCTCCAATACTTATTGGTAGGAAGATGTTCCTGGTAAACAGACTTCGTACTGTTTTCTTTCCATGCTGGATGACGACCTCAGCGAGGGTCTCATCACGTATCGCTTCCTTATTTTGGGCCAAAAACCGGCCGAGGAGCACACATTCTTTTCCAGGGAGTGAACCTGAGAGCAAGGTATTCGCGTTCGCGATAATCGAGCTCTTCACTCCATCATGAGCCTCCGCAGTTTCTTTAACTTCGTCCTTTCCTTGGACTTTATGAACTCCAAAGAAGAGCCCAGTATTTAAAAAGTTAATCTGTTTCGGAAGAGCTCCATCGTACCACTCGACCTTAGGTCTCCTCTTTAAATCGAGGATGATAGAGGTTGAGTTAATGTTAAGGTAGCTATCATGATGATATGCCTTACCCACAGACATTTTCAAACCAACGTCTTGACTGATCTTTATGTGTCTTTCCCAAAGATGGGGAGGAGCGCAATAGACCATGTCATCTCCGTTCACTAGAACTAGTCGAAGACGATGATTATTCGAAAGGGTAACATTATCCCAGCAATGTTCGATGGACGTAGTGGCGAGGTACACGCCTAAGTTGGCAAGACAAAGGATTGGGAAGCTCAAAATACTTCCCATAAGTTGACCATTTGTCTGCATTCCCCAGTTTTCCCACTGTGTTAAACCATGGCTGTGCTCTGCAGGGTCAGAGTCATACCATAAGTTATGGGGACCTAGCACACGGAGTGCTAGTCGCCTTGTGGGTTCATCAACAAAATCGAAGAGGTACCGGAGAATTCTCGATCCGTATTTCCATGATAATCCATCAGTCGCCGCCGAATAATCGACGGAAAACCAATGCATCTCCCGGCTCTGATGAGCAGCACCCCAATACTCGGACAGATCGGTTAAGTCTGTCGGAGAAAGAGGTCGCTTTATCAGGCGGAAACATGGGAACTTGGAAAGAGAATCATGCAGGATCTTCTGAAGAGTCCTTGCCATGTAATAGGGTAGAGCCTCACCCTTTGAGATTACTCTCACTTTAAAGGGCTCGAGAACACCTTGAATCTTACATTCAAGGGGACGGGAACAAGACAACTCCTCTCTTGCGAGGTAGTTTAAATGGGACCAGAGATCCATACCAACAGACCTTCTGTGTTCGACGACGACGTTGCTGACTTCAGCTTGGTCGCCCCAGCAGTAATAAGCTCTAGGATAGAGCTTCATCATTACTAGTTCATCGGTGTGGGAAATGTTATCAAATCCTTTTAACACCTGACTTATCTTACGATAATCAGGATCCGACGGTCGGAGGCCACACAGTTCTCGAAGTGCTCCATGCTGTCCGCCTGCAGATCTAGTTTTCTGAAAGCAAGCAGAACTGCTCGCCGTCAGACCACTTACCGAGGCATCTCTCAGTTTCCTGAGATGATACCCGAGATCTGAGCGGACCCTTTGGAGAACACTCTCAAATGTTGGGTCGGAGAAGATTGCAGAAATCGCATACTCATCTCCAGGATCAGGGCTACTAAGGGCAGCAAAATGCTCCTTATAAGTCTTGTGAATAAAATCTTTGCTGGCAGGAAGACTCGCCCTCTTGGCCTGAAGCCAAGAGTACCATAAATGAGTATTCTTATTAGAGTACGCATTGATTCTATTCTTAATCCACTTACGGACGGGGCCGATGGGCCGAAAAGGGCTATCGGGTCCAGGGGGCGGTGCGTTCCTGAGATACTTCGCGAATGGGAAGGTACAAACGTATTTACTACGTTTGAGCCATACCTCTTCGTCATTCGAAGTGTCAAGGTAACAGTGAAGTTGCTCACACAGTGAGTCAACTATACTCTGTTTAGCTTCGTGATGGACCAGAACTTCACGAAAGCCACGCACCAGGGCGTCTGTTCGGTCTTTGATCGAAACCTGCTTACCGAACTTCTTAGCAGGTTTGCCAGGAACTTCCTGGCACAGTCGCACACAGGGACTATCGTCTTTCATATAGATGGTCAGTCTCGTAGAAAGTACAATTGTGTACGCTTTACTCGAGTATTTCGCGTCTAAAACGCGCG